TTAGAGAAAACGTTGAAGAACTCGCCGCTTATAGACTTGCTAGTGTACAAGACGGAATTGAATATATCCAAACCCCAGATGGTAAGAAAGTATCAGACACACAACATATTCTAGATTGGTTAGGGTCTATCGATATTGTAACGGTCCATAAGATAGAACAAGAACAACAAAAACTAAATGCAAACGGAATGCCAAAAGAGTTTGAGTTTACGTGCAGTGACACTGAATGCGGGAAAAAATTTAAAGGGGCAGTAAGTTATAATCCAAGTTTTTTTTTCAGCAACAACTAGCTAATGCTGGCAATGATCAAGAACAAATTGATAAAGTTATCAAACAACTAGAAGACCAATCAAAACGTTATAGAGCTATGATCAATGATATTCAAATACACACAAATGGATCGTTTACACGACAAGAATTAATGAGTATGCCTGTTAGAGATTTCGTAGAGATCAAAGATACATTACACCAAAATGTTGATAGACAAAACCAACAAATATCTTCAAAAGGTAAAAGAACAACAACACTATAGTTACTATAGTATCGAAGAGCTAAAGCTCATCGTCATACTCATTTCATTTCGTATGATATTTCTTATTAGCTATTATCAGCTATTATTAGTTATTACCCTGTTTTCAGTCGCACTTAGCTTGTTACAGCCAAGTGCAAAAAAAAAGCTAAAGGTCATTACCCCGCTTCAGATCGCATCGTTATAGTAAAACCTATTGCTAGGCAGAGGCGGTTTTGCTTTACCCCTTTACATACTGCTAAAACGCAGAAACACTCTAAGCCATAACGACGACTTTTGAGCTATCCGTGGGTTACAATGGCACAGTAGAGCCCACTCTTTTGGTTCGTGTCCCTCAGCAAGTTCCGTTGTCTAACCAATCTAATGGCGACTCCTCAATGCTCTAATAGAGAGGGTATGTTACGACTGGTGTCTGTTTAGTGATTCGATAAGTGCCTTAGAACTGCCAACTCTTACGTTTATAATGCCGTTGTAGTATTCTTCAGTTTCTAGTACTTTACGATCAAACTGTTCTTTGGCTTCTAAATAACTTAGTTCGCCTCTGCTGGTGCAGTAGTACAGTATTTCTCTTGTAAAGTTTTCTGGGCCTAAATGTTCAACATCTGCATTTAAATTGTCACTGGATCCCCAATAGGTTCTCCAATCGCTTTCTTTAGTTGAACGTCTCTTGTTCTTTTTGCCTTTGAGAGGTTTTTTAGTTACTTTAAATTTTGCTAGTTTTTTGCCAATATATTTTTTGTTGTTTGATAGATTAGTAATAAGGTATACGAAACCAACGTATTCCTCACTAATTTCTTCTACTTGTTTGCCTTGATAAGTCCATTGCATGTTTGTCTATAGCAACTAGTATATATGCCGATTTTACCATTTGTCAACCTAAATATACGTATTATACGTATTCTTTAAAATTTCCCAAGTTTGTTTAAATCCGTCATCTATCTGATGAAAACGAGTGCTTGCTTGTGCGGCTGTATAATCATTGCCGCCCGGAAAACAATTGTCTCCAAAATATATAGTTGTACCTTCTTGTTCTTTTATTGCTTGACTTTTGTCACATCCTACTGGAAAAATGTCAATGCTTGTTTCTCCTGCTACTTGTGCTACACTGTCTTTAAATTCTTGGTTGTAGTACATAGCAACAGTTTCTCTGCCTTTATTTGTTTCATCCCATAATGCATATCTTGCACGTTGATTCCAATCAGCATTTCTGCCTACGATACTAAAGTTGGCAGTGCCTGTGCGTTGTTCGATATGATTACCAGTCATTTCGTTATAATTAATCTTGTGCAAGTATTGTTGTAAGAATGTATTCTGTTCTTTTGACAGTGTCCATTCATTCTTTTTGATCTCTTTAGTGTCTTCAAATACATGATTTCCGCTACAATGATATACCCTTTCAAAGCGTACAGTGAGGTCTAAACCGATTTGTTCTACAGTTTTTGGTCTGTCACTGCCAGTTACAATCATGCATTTATTGCCACGCATTATAAAGTCTTTCATAAAGTATTCGAACTCTGCGTTAATAGGTTTACGTGCATCAGTTAGTGTACCATCTACATCAAATAGAAAGGTCGTCATTGTATTTCTCCTTTCATCTCCTTAGGATACAAAGTATGCATTATATCAATTGGTAGTTTAGCACTCATGCGTTTTTGCCAGTTATCATCAATATTATAGTTACTGCTTATTGTAATACTATCTGTGCTAACTCCTACATTTTTGAAAGGAGCTTCATGAGTAAGCCATTCCTGAAAGTCATCATCTCCTTTGTAACCTTTATTATTAAAGCTATCTATGCTTACTGTATAATCATCACTCATATTTTCTTTTGCTCCACACCAATCACATTCTGTATCTTTTTCGAAACTCATAACATCTTTCTGAATATTACAATAATGTTTCCAAAATTTATCATTTGGCATCTATAAACTCTGTGTCATTACTAAACATAGTAAATCCACCTTCTTTAATAACTTGTAGTATTGTGTTAACACGACCTACTAGTTCATCTCTGTGTGAGATTAAGAAGATGTTTTTATTACGTTCACGTTCAATCTTTTTAAGTACACTTAACGCACTATCAACACCGTTTGTATCCATACCACTATCTATAAGTTCGTCGATAGCAAGGAAGTTTATAGGTGTATTCATACTCTCAAATACATCTCTGAAAGCCCAACTTAGTCCTAGTATAAGTCTATTACGTTCGCCTCTACTTAGATTATCAAAGTCTAAGTCTCTACCTAGTTCAGTTATTTCAACTGTTAGGTCAGGCTGGAACTGTACTTCATGTGGCAACCCTAATTTGGTCAGATAGTATGCTAGTCTACTGTTCAGGTATTGTAAGTTTTGTTCAATAATACGTTTGCGGATAAAGCTGTCTTTGTTTGTTAACAGTTTGTACAAAAAGTCTTGGTGATCTTTGAGTACATTAAAATCATTCATTGATTCCCATTTAACTTCCTGCACACCAGTGTCTCTGAGCGTATCTATTTGTTCTTGATATGTATCAGTTTCGTCTTGTATTCTTGTTACTTCACTATTTAGATTATTCAATGTGTTTTGGTGTTCTAGTGCTTCTTGTAATTTATTATAATGTGTAACTGGCATTTGACCTAGTTCGCCGAGCTCGTCAATTGCTTGTTGCCATTCTGTTTGTTGTGTTGTATTTGTCATGACTGTATTACGTGCATCGCCGAGTTGTTCTTCTTTACTACGCAAAATAGTTACTTGTTTTTCGTCATGTATACCTTGTCCACAAGTATGACATTTGTGTTCTTTCAATGATATAACTTCTTGTTCTAGTTTGGTTATAAGTTTATCATTTTTTCTATTGTCAGCTTCAATACTCGACTTCCACTTTTCAGCTTGATCTTTTAAGTTTTTCTTTTCCAAGTAATCAGTCAGTAGTGCATGATTATCTAATTCAGTCTTAATATTAATTTTTTCCAGAGTGGTTACTTGCTGTTGGATACCTTGGACATCAGATGACTGTTTATCTCTCCAGATCTTTTGCCTTCTTTCCAAATCACTAATACTTTTCTCAATTCTGGAATTTGCTTCTTCAATAGCTTTAATTCGATATTCTTCTTCTTTAATTGCATCTCTAGTCAGCCTTTGCTGTTCTTTAAGAACCTCCGCCTTTTCACTTAGCATAGTAATGCCTAGCAACTGTTCAATAATCGCTCTTTGATCATTGGCCCTCATACTGAGGAATGGTTCTGTATATGTGTTAAGTGCAACAATGTGTTTGAACATATCGTGACTCATACCAAATAGTTTTTCTATCTGTGCTTGAGTCTGTCGATTTTCACCTTGTGCTTCGTCTTCGTCAACGTTCTGGTCGTTGACATAGTATTTAAGCACTTGTGGCTTTCTGCCTCTTTCAATCCTGTATTTTGTGCCTTCTACTTCAAAATCCAGTGTAACCAGCATTTGTTTAGCATTGGTTTTGTTTACAAGATTGTCTTTGCGTATGTTTGTAAGTGCATTGCCATAAATGGCATAACTGAGTGCATTAATAATAGTGGTCTTGCCAGTACCATTTCTACTGCCATCTCCACCTAAGTCTAAGTTATTGCCCAACACTAATGTTAAGCCGTTGTCAGTAAAACGCACAGCCTGCGTTACATTACCAACACTCATAAAGTTTTTTACGGTTAAGTCTTTTAATGTTATCATAGAGAGTTATATATATCCACTAGAATTTTCTTGTCAATCATATCGCTGTCTACAGCGGTTAAGCTATTATACACTATTTGATCAACATTTTCAACCTCAATATCGTCTACTACTTTCCAGTCCTGTGCATGTTCTTCTTTTTTGCTAGGCATAAGTGTTATTTCTCTTACACTATACTGCTGACTGAAAGTTTCTTTAATAAAGCTAGCTTCTTCGTAACTGATATTAATATCTAGTGTAGCTCTACAATAAGTTTTATTATTGAGTATTTTGTCGGGTTCGTCAATTAGCCTGCTCAAAGGTACAGTTCTATATCTCGGACCATCAAAGTCAATATACTTGGGTGTGCCTCCCCAAGCAAGTTTCATCATACCTCTATCGTCGTCCCATGTATCAGCATAGTTGTGACCAAACGGCGAACCTAAGTAGTGTACGTTACCTTTGTTTTGTCTTTTATGAAAGTGTCCAGTGAACACATATTCAGGTGTAAGCAACTGTTCAGCGTTAATACCGCCATGATCAGGCATCTCTACCATTGCATTCATTTTAAAGTAAGGAAGTTCGAAGTGTCCAAACATATATCTACATTTTGTTTTTTGTAGTGTTTTCCATTCATCACCTACTAGCCAAGGAATCAGTGCAACATCATCTTTTACAAATGCATCTTCTACTAGTGTTACATTTTCAAATAGTCCTGCATAAGGCAAACTGTTTAGATCACGTTTTTCTCTGTAGTATAAATCATGATTGCCCATAATCATATACACATGTTCAAATGCACGGCTAAGTTTACCTACATTTTCAACACTGTGATTCAATGTGCTTACATTTACACTAGCTCTGTGATGATGCCAATCTCCTAAGAATATACAAGTTTCACAATCTTTGCTTTGTTCAATAAACCAATCTACAAACTCACTACAATCTTTATTGTGTTGTTTGCTGTTATTTTTATTGCCAAAGTGTATATCTGTAAAACAAGCGGCTTGTTTAAAAAATGTCATGAGTCTCCGTTCATAGAAGTTATACTTCTATTATAATAGCTTCTGATATAGGTGTTGTCAACCTAAACGTTGAACCCGTGTTCCTTACGTTCTTTGTCGGATTGTTCGTCCCACTTAGCACGTTCTGCCATCTCATGTTCAATTTGTCTAGTAAAGCTAGGCATTTGTCCTGCTTCTTGAAGTAAATCGTCTCTGATATTTTGATTACGTTTTTCTAAATTTAACACTCTTGTAAAACTGTTGGTTACTGCGGCTGTGTAATACGCAAATGGATTTTGACTTTTAAGTTCATTGAACTGCAATCCTATCTGTGACAATTGTAATAGTGCATGACTACGCATTTCATCTACATATGTATATCCACGCCAGTTGCTACGCATACTATAACGTTCACACAATTTAATATACATCTTTGCTAGATTATTGCTAACAGATCCATGCTGTACATTAAATTTTCCATTATCAAATCCACCTTCCCAATGACTACGTACTATTTCTTTTAATTCGCCTTCTTTATAAGCAAGGTGTTTAAATGGTGGAAAATTACATTTTGCATGATGATCAGCTACAGTTTTGGGTTTGCTTTTTCTGCCAGGTTCCAGTGGTACATGTTCGAATGTCATCAGTCTGAAGATTAAATCTTGTTCGTTTATTGTGTCTGGACTTATTTTGTAGTTAATTTGTTTTGGTTTTTGACTTTGTTTTTTGCTAGCATCTCCATGCCAAGTCCAGTAAGCATCTTCATATGCTTGGGTACTTAGTTGAGCGGCTCTATTTTCTTTTGCCAATTGAATCATTTCTTCGTTGTTTACATCTTCAATATCTTCAATGATCACATCGAATCTTGTATAATCATCGTCGATAATACTACAAAAACTTAATTTGCTTTTGTGTATTTCTTTCAACATGTCTTTGTTGTTTAAATAATTTTGTTTCCTCATCGTTATTCCTTTACTTTCTAATAGTATATGCTCGATATTACAA